CTAGTATTGTCTTACCTTGGCCAGTCATTGAATCGAACCATTGGTATTCTAGTTCTACTGTAAATTCTTCAATTGCATCAGTATTCTCATAACTTAAATCTATTGAAGATACCGTAGTTGGGAATGCACCTCTGAATTGATATTCCTTAAGAACAGGAATAGCTTCTCCACTGTTATGCTGATCCATACTAGATCTACCAAGTTGTCTAACAACTAGATCTTTTTGATATGATGTTGGATTTGTTAATCCAGCATTATCCTCATGTTTATTCATGAGGTTCATCCATCTTTCAAATGAATCCCTTAGTTTGAAATCAACATCGTTAATAACTGTTATTGACCAAGGTTCAAATGTTCTGTCTCCAGCAATTTTTAATTGCCTTCCTCTAAATGGAATAGCAATATTACTAATAGTTGATGCAGGAAGAGAAGCAGCTTTGACCATAAATCTTGCTTTCTCAGCTAAATCATTATCATTGCTATCCTCTGGTGATGAACCTGCAGGCCAATATAATTCACATTCGAATAAATTAGACCTTGCACCTCCACCAATCAGTTTACCCTTGAATTCATCAAGGGTTCTATCTGCTGTACTTGGATTGTTTCTAGACATTAATTTTTCCTCTAATTAAACGTTTCCAACGACTTCTTCAAAACTAACACCAGTACGGGTAGCAACGAAGGTTAGACCGATGAAGTTGATTGATCTTGCAGGTTTGATAAAGATGTCAGCCTTAAACTGGTTAGCATCAATTATATCAGGAGTGTTGTTTGATTCATCGCAAACAACAACAAAATCAGTAATACCTCTCTTTGACTTAACATCACGTAGGTATGGTTCAACGATATTTACAAAATTTGATCTTGTAATAATATCATTAAATTCAAAGAGTTGTGCTCTTGCTGCTCTCTCAATTGTTCCTTCTATTGTTAGGAATAATCTACGAACATTAATTCTATCGAAGGCAGACTGTACTCCAAGTCCAGTTCTATCTCCAAAAAGAATAATTCCAGCACCAGGTGAGAATACAACAGGGTTAATGCTCTTAGGATAAATTTGATCTCTTTGTGCTTGAGATGGATTATATGCTAACTTAATAGCACTATTGATTGCACCTCTTGCAGCACCAGCAGGTGAGAACCATGAATACTGATTTATAGAAGTTCTACACATTGCACCAGCAGTATCTGAGTTTAAAGCAATGTATCTAAACTGATTGTTAAATCTATCATAAACATATTTGTAACCAGAGTCAAATACAGCATAAGATGATGAAGCAATAGAATCATAGTAATTAATAATATTATCAGTTTGTGTATCAGAATCTGATATGTTTACAACTCCACCTTTATGTGGAGAAACGCAAGCAATACAATCTTTTCTTAATTCTGCAAGTGAGATTAGATAATTTGCTTTTGCTTGTGACTCCTGTACAGAAGCACCACCAGATGGTCCCTGAATTAGGAAATTGATGTCATACTCTGCTTGATTTTTGAATTTCTCATAACCACCTACAACATCTCCAAGAGTAGCACTATATCCACCAGTAGCAGAATAGTTTTCTCCACCTGTTAATGTATAAGTTTGATTACCATTTACAGAGTAATGAACTCCTTGTGCATTAGTATTCCAGTTACCAACACCCTTTTGAGTGTATGCGAAACCACCAGCAGTACCAGTCAATCCAGAAGTCTGACCAGCACCAATGTGTCCAGCATAGACATATTCTGAATTAGTTGCTACATAATCCTTCCAGTAGATGTTTTCTGATGGAGAAATCTTACCATCAAATGCCTTAGAAAGACCTGTAAATTTCTCAACAATGTTACCAGCAGTACCAGTTACATCTCCAGTGTCATCTATTACAACAACATGGATTTCATCATTCTTACCATTTCTATTTTTTGCGTACTCAGTAGTATCTGGTCTTGAAGCAATTGACTTCCAGTAGATAGTTACATTGTCTGAACCACCATCTTGAACACTGGTTAGCATCTTCTGCTCGTTGTACCAATCCTTAGTTGTTGCTGAATTAATAGCACCAGATTCTGCAGCACTTGTATCAAGAGTACCATCTAGTTTTACCACATTAATTGGGTTACTAGTTGTACTTGCCGTTGATACCTTACTGAAGGTAAATGCTTGAGTAGTACCAGCACCAACTGTAATGACTTGGCTTACAGTAACAGTACTTGCTCCTATAGCAACAACTGTTGTTCCTGCACCAACTCCAGTTCCAGTAACTGTAATCTGACTTCCACCTGTTATGTCTGCAGGTAAAAGATCTTGATCAGCATCACCATTCATATTTGCTGTTGTGATTCCAGTAATCGTAACATCAAAATCATTATCAATAGTACCAACTGTTGATCCTATACTAGTAGTAACTGTTGTGGATTCTGTTACTGTATCTTTAAATTCATTAACTCCACCAACCTTGTAGTCAACTTGACTAGAAACACCAGCAGCAGTTACTTGATCAACAACTTTAACAGCAGCCCAACCTGTTCCAACTTGAGTAATAACTCCTCTAAGAAATCCACTACTAAATTGACTTGTTGTACCAGCACCAGCAGTATCTCTACCTGCTAATGATTGAGTTACACCAGCACCTACTTTTAAACCAGATGTCTGTGAAGTTGTAATTATCTGATCAGCAAATCCATCAACTGTACATACTTTTAAATTATTTGCCCATCTACCTGGATCTCTGGCAGCCCAGTTCCAAGCAGTAGCTGTTTGATGATTATTAATATAATTCTCATATGATTCAATTTTTGTACTTGAATCTCCATTATTATTTGCGTTATTCAAATTAGAGTTATCTGTTCTAACGACTCTTAAAACACCGCCATAAGAAAGATAATTAGAAGCACTCATCCAATACTCATATTGTGAGTCTGTTGAAATAGGCTTTCCAAATGTGTTTAATAGGTCTTGCTCCGTCTCAATTAAGATTGGAGTGTTAATTGGTCCCTTTTCAAAAGGGCCAGCGATTGCACCGACTTGTTCATTAGCAGCAGTAATACCACCAAGTGTTAAATCGACTTCTCTTACCTTAACGCCAGGTGAAACTAGGTTTAGCGTCATGTTTTTCCCTCTGAAGGTATCAATTTATCTGAAATTATTTATAAATTGGATACTCTTACATGCAAATTTACATGTACTCCCACATGTATTCCATTCCTCCACCCTTATCTCCATATTCGTCTGTATACCATCGATCTCCTTCTGGATCTACAAATGACATATCATCAGTACCGTCACTAATGAACCCAAACGGTGCCATATCTTGTTCAATCTGATCTCGTTGATCTTCATATAATTTTTTTCTTACATCTTGATCGGTAAGTTCCTTAAAATAATCTTGTTGAACTAACCAAGCATAAATTACCATACACATGGCAAGGTCATCATTGCATCCATCCTCTGCTTCAAATGAATTACTTTTTTGTATAAAGGTGGTCAATTCTGAAATAATATCCAGATCTTTAAAAAGTACTTTATCAGATTCTACTACTTGCTTTAAATTTAATGATCCAATCTTTTTCACAGTCTTGGACATCTTTACACCCAACTGTGTCTTATTACCAGAGAATCCTTGTCCTACAATCTGACCTGCTCTACCTCTCATAGAACACATAAGAAGGTTAATATACTCCAAATCAAAGTTTAGGATAGCAGCTACCTGATCTCCTACATCATTTACCTCACATAATACAAATGCATTATTATAACCCCTTACTGTTTCATATATTATATTTGGAAATAGCATTGGTTTAATAGTATTATTCCTATACTTTGCAACTACTTGGTGTGGAAATTCTGTAATGTCTATTATCACAAATGCAGAATAATCTTCTCCTACACCACGAGCAACGTCAACAGTACATAAGTAATCATGGTTTTCTTCTGGTGCTGCATAGATATCCAATCCACTATTTGATGTCAATGGTTTCTCGTATACCAATGCTCGTAGTTTTGCTGGACTAATAAGAGTATCAACAGATCCTAAGAACTCACATTCAAACTCAACTTTGAACTGCTGTTCTGATGTGTTCTTAATAGTTTGCTCTTTCCATGCAGCATCTCTACCAGGAACTTCAGACCAATGGACTACAGTAGGAACATATTCATTTTCACCATTCTCTGCATCGTGCCACATTCGGTAGAAATGATTCATACCTTTGGGGGTGGATACAATTATAATCTTTGTTGATTTACCAGATGAAATAGTAGGATATACTGAACTAAAGAAGTCATCTGCAATATGATTCGGTACGAAAGCAAATTCATCTAAGAATATAATGTTAAAAGTCATACCTCGAACAGCTGCAGCAGATGTAGATGCTGCCATAATCTTAGAACCATTCTCTAATTCCAAACTACCTTTGTTCCAAGTTAGAATACCTTGTTGCATCCACTTAGGTAAGTTCTCATAAGCAATCTGTAATCTACCAAGTAGATCTCGTGCAGTTGCTGCCTTGTTAGCAAGAATACCAATATTTACATTATCATTGAATATTGCATAGTGTAACAGATATGATACGGATGTTGTAGACTTACCAGTCTGTCTAGGCATCATACAGATATTAAATCTATTATCGTGGAATCTATTAATTAACTTCTCTTGAAACGGCCACATATCGAAACCGACAAGACCTTCATCAACGTTTACGATCTTAATGTAGGTTCTTGCAAAATATACAGGATCGTCTTTACATTTAATGAATTCTGATATTTGATCTGCATTAAATTCTACAGGCGTATTTGCCTTTTTTAAATTGGGGTTACCAAGATATATGTTGTCAGACATAACAATTAATAAGTAGTATTACTACCTTCTCCTGAAAATAATAGTGGTTTAGTTGGATCCCTTCTTGTTGGGTTATATGTAATTAACTTTGCATTAGGATATACTTTTCTTATTGCTGCTAATACTTCACTTCTTGATGGTCGTGTAAAAACATTAGGAAAAAACATTTGTGTGTATATTCCCTTTCCTCTCCAGTTTAAAGTAATTCCATAAGTAGAACCTCTTTCTTGAACACGTAAATATGCTTCTCTAAGAGATGATTTGTACTGTCTATAATTCTTCATTTACTCATACCTTTTTTTAATAATTTTTGTAATTCTGCAGTAGAACCAACAAATAGTGCATTATTGACAGTTGAAGGCCCTTTTGCTTGCTCCTCATTCAAATCTTTCATCTTTAATTGTAGATCAATTAACTTATCAGTTGTGTCGGCAACATTTTTAATTAATTGACTGACAACTTCAAATGCTCGTGGTTGTTGACCATCTTCGGCAACTTCCATAATACGATCAAGTGCTTCCTGACCTTTCTCAATTAAAGAATAAAGATTTCCTCGTGTGTACTCATAATCAAGAGTACGATTATCTTTACCTTTCTCAAGTTTCTTTAATTGATCCTTCCCACGCTGAAGGACATCTTCTGCTTCTTTGACAACTTGAATATCTAAAGAATCATTTATAGAATCAAATTTACTCATACGTCAGTACCTTTTGTAGGACTCCAAACTCTACCATCATTAAAATCAAAACGCTGTTCACTAAATCCAAAGTCATCTCCAAGTTCAAGAGCAGCATCATCTGCAGAATTTACAACATTGACAGCAGATTGTTGAATGTGAGATTTTTTGGTAGTTCCATCTTGACCCCTTCTTACGGTTAAGTTATTACCATCTTTACTTACTATGTACATTAACTCTTCATTAATATCAATATAACTATTAATAACCAATGCTGTAGCATCAGCAACAGCAAATTGAGTCTTGGTTGCTGTAATATCTGCTACTAATGTTGTAGTTGCATCATCATTATAATCCTTAAGTGCTCTTGGTTCAGCAACATACCTAAGTTGTCTAGATGCAGTCTTAGTATTTTCATAATCCGTATACTTATCAATTGTAACTTTCTTAATAAGTCCAGTACCACTACTAGGAACATCACCAAACAGATAAGTTTTTGCATTAAATTGTAATGTATGTGTTATAATTCTTTTCTCTTCATATCCTGAATCGTAATTATCCTCAAAATCAACACTTTCTAGTACCATAGGTACATCTCTTTTTTCTCCAATTGCTTCAACTAAATCAATAGTCAAATTAAATGAAGGTTGAAATACTGGAAGAATTTGTTCAACTATTTGTAAAGAATCCTCATTATACTGCGTCATTACATCTAATCTAAACCCTAGATTATAAGGAACTGGCATGTAGACTTTTCTTGCAGCCTTAGTTCCACTATTATTTGTTGCCTTAAAGGTTTGCATCGTAGAAACCTTTCTCTCATTATCATATTGAATACTTGTTAATTCAAATGCTAATCTAGGTAATGTTATTGCTACTCTTGATCTTAAATCTGGTTTTTGCTCTAATCTTGCAAGAAATTTCTCTCTAGGACCATAAGCAATAGGAACTCTCATAGTGCTATAAGCACTACCATCTTGTTTCTTATGTCTAATATCAATTGTATTAAAAAGAGTACCAAAAGCAATGATAGTCTTCCTAATAATTTCGTGGTAGTAATACGTTCCTAACATAATATTGAGGTTTACTTATATTATCTATTTAGAACTCACCAAACGGGTTGGTTTCTGAGAAGTCTAAAATTGCATCTGCTTCTGATTCAAATGGACTATTATCCCCATAAAGATCAGTGTCATCTTGACCATCAGACACTGTTTTAACTATGTATGCCGTATCAGAACCATTCATAGTAGTTCCAATACCTACAATCTTTTCTCCTTCTATGAAACTGCCACTAAGATTAGTTACTTTAAGTATTCTATCATCTCTATCCCAACTCTGTACGAATGCAGTAGTACCAGAACCAACACCCCTCACCATTTCCTTGAAAAGATAATTTCCTGTTTGTGCAATACCAAGAGCAGGTCCAGATATAGTAACTGATGGTGCAACAGTATATCCAGCACCAGCATTAGAGAATCTCAATGCAGCAAGTTCACCATCCGTATTCAAGAATGCTTCTGCTATAGCATTAGTTCCTCCAGCTGGAGCAGTTCCAATAGAAACAGTTGGAACCTCACCATATTGAGCACCACCATCAGTAATCGTAAATGCACTTAGACCACCATCAGAAAGAACAGCAGTTGCTATTCCTCCAGCACCAAATTCATTTACAGAAGTAATAGTAACTGTTGGTGGTAAAGTATAACCAAAACCTGGATTGACTAGAAGTATTCTATCAATAGATTGACCTGTTTGACCAGTACGACTAGTCATAATTGCAACAGCACTTGCAGTTATACCTGAAGATGGTGCAGTAGTAAATCCTATTGATGGTGGTGCAGTATAATCATATCCATCATTAATTAGATCAATCGTTCCGATACCATGCCCATCACTTAATCCAGAAGGTGTTGTTGCCTTTTGAACAGTTGCAGTTGCAGTACTTGCACCTAAACCAACCATAGCAAGTGTAACAGTATATCCAAATTCTACTGCTGCCTTGTCTACTGCCTCGATACTTGTATCAATTTGATCATCAAGCTCGTAATCCATGACCTCACAAGACAACGTATATGCATAAAGTTTATTTAATTGATAAAATGGTTTCTTTGCTTCAACATACTTAATTTCAAATATTGTATTGTCTAGTGGAAGATATATTAAATCTCCTTCTTGTGGTCTAGTAGTTAATTCTAATTCTGGATCTCCAGATAAAAATGGACTAACAAAGTCTTCATATCTTTCTTTAGATATCACGAAAGTTACTGAATCAGTTGTTTGTACACCAAACTTAGATAGAACATCTCCAG